CACCCTGTTATAGTTAAATCATAACAAAAGGAAAAAGGAAAACACTAAGTCCGAGCCCGAACCTTACGAACCCCAGCGCACAAGCCAACAAAACTGCAAACTCTCACAAAGAAGCCAGGACCTCGCCGACCATGTACAGATTGTAACACCTCGCGCCGTTGTCCAGCGGCAGGTTCACAAACTGGCCATCGCTCCCGCGAACCCGAAGTGGCATAAGGCGGCAACGCATGCTGAACTTGGGCGCGCCTCCGATCAAAGGGATCGGCTTGATCTGCCGCTGGTTTCCGTACGTCCAGTCCGCATCCAGTGACAGTGGCTCCACGAAACCGGAGCGGTGGCGAGGACCCATCACGATATTGCGAGCCGTGGGAAAGTCGCTCATTTCCTTCCAGCTGGAGGGATATGCCTCCACACTCGGGATCCATGCCACTCGGCCACTCAAAAGGGTAATCGAAGCGTCCTGGGTTGGGATCAACTCCACGGATAAGCTCTTCCAATGAACTACTGGAAGAAATCTGATGAAGTCCTTGAGGCGCTTCTCGGATAGAGGATCCCCCTGAATGTTGATGATGGGGTCGGCGATGGTGGGGGTGGGGGCCAGGTAGTTGATTGAGGCCAAGTGCAGATTGAACCTCCTCTGGAGCGGGTTGAAGGTCTGACCCAGCAACTGCGAGGAGACTGAGTGGGTGCTCTGCTGGCTCGCCTGGACCTGGGGAGCAGATGAGGCCACGATCGATGATGGTTGGCTTGACTCGGTCATTTCTTAATATATTTCCTGATTCAACAAAAATATCAAACATAAATAAACAAATCAGAAAAACCTCCTAAATTTAACTTAAACCCTATACGTACAAACCTATGAAAGGAATAACAAATTTGTTAATTATCCAAATAACGTTCCTGCACCTGATCGAAGCTATCGCAACCCAAAACCTTCAGTACTGACACCTGGAAGCGAAATACTCTGCCCAACGCGCGTCTCTGACCCCTGGAAAAAGTGATGAGATCTATCTGGTCCTGGCGCAACTGCTCGCCCGTGCCGAGCAGTGCCATCACCAAAGTCCTAGGGTCAGCATTGGTGCCAAAAATGGACTGAGCCCAGCTGTACGTCTGGTGATAGTACTCGATTAGCCAACCGAGGCACTCCAACTCAGTCCATGAACACAGATCGATCAGCCTGTCACCTAGCCTGTACGCGCTGTAAGCCTCACCAGCATAAGAAAGATCTACCAAATGCTGAGTGCCCTGATCCAAGTGGTACATTGTCTTGAGTGCCAGCAGTCGGGGGTTGCGGTAGGCGCCGTGGGAGGTAACGTAGTAGCCACAAAAGCTGGGCCGCACAGTGTACTCGACCTTAGCCACTGTGAGAAACTGCGACCGAATCCTGAGCCAGAGCGGGGAAAGGACCAACCTGCGATTTGCGCTCATGTCATCACCACCAACAGCCAATGGAACTCCTCGTGGAAGTGCGTACATTAATATAGTGAGAGCAAGGTTATAGTATGTGTTGAAATCATACGTGCCTGGCTCCCCGGTGTCGCGGCCTGTTTGCTTAAGGCCAATGACGGATGAAATGATGTGCGTCTTCCAAAAGAGATAAAGCTCTGGCAAAGTGCGACAACTCCCCATGAACTGATCAAAGAGGGCGATGTGACATCGATCCAAACCAAAGTGGTACATCAGCTTAAGTTCGATTCCTAGACTGTCGCCGCGCTGCGTTGAGTCAAAGTTCTCCAGGTCACTCTCAGTGCTCTCTCGATCAACCCAGTGCTCCCTGGCCCAGCTGTCGAAATCGTCGGCAGTTCTTTCGCAGTTGCAGTACAACTCCGGTGGGAACTGGTGCATCACCTTACACCGCAGGTACCTGACCATCGGACCGAAGAGGAGGATCACTGCATCCTGACACGTTGCCAGACTTTGTCCCGCCTTGGCTGGCTTGCCCAGCGTCTCCAACTTGGCCTTGAGTTGCGACTTGACGAAGTGGTCGACGAAATTGAGCTTCCAAAATGGGTCGCCGCGCTTGGTGTTGTTGAGCAGAGTCTGCTGAGTCTTGGTGGTTAGCTTGCGGAACTCAGTCTCAAAAATGCACTGCTCAAACAGCTCTACATCCAGACGCTCGGGGAACTTCTGGAAGCCAAGGTAACCGGCAAGGTGATCGAACAAGATCTGAGCCTTCCAATCTGAACTGTGCAAGTCGCCAAGGTTGTCCTCTGCCGTGCCAGGTGACAAACGCTTCTTGATGGTAACTGGGAAGAGGATCGGGTCAGTACCACGCTGGTTCGGGAAGAGCTGTTCTGTAGGCATGCCTGAGGGATTCTGGCGCTCAGTGAAGCAGCTTGTCATTCCAGCATCCGTCAGTACCTCACGCTGCTCTCGGTATGTCAATCCATCCAAGGCCTGGTCCAAAATTCTGGCGGGGTCAGCTCGGGGCAAGTGCGTCCGCTCGACGAACCTTTGCTCCTGTGGTTCTGGTGCCTTGCAACTGGGCTCGAGAGTGTAAGTCTCCCTATTGAGCAAAACCTCTAGCGTCGGTGGGGCTCTATCTGTCCAGCAGGGTTCGGTGGTGGCCTGACCATTGGCGCGCGTGACACTTGACTTTGATGACAAAGCTTGTCGCATGTTCCTGATGCGGCTAACCCTGTTATGCTTAGCAAGTCTCTTGGCAGTGGTGTCAGCGAACTTCTTGGGATCCATGCGAACAATGTTGAAGGCAGCCAGCTGTCGGTTGAACAAAGCGAGGAAGTCAATCGGCCCCGTCAAGCCCATAACAGCCTTGACATCTGCCCTAGTGTTCAGGAGGGCGGTGTAACCGGGACCATATGACTCAACCAGGATCAAATGATGCGTGACTCTTCCAACAGCGCTGTAAAAATCACCTGCTGTTTGCTGCTGAAGCATTGTGGAAGTCACCATGATTTGGGCTGTGTGGTAAGTCGCGCCCTGAGAGCCCCCAACATTCCTTGCGTTATTGCCCTGGAAGTTTAGGTTGCCTGTCTCGCCATTTGTTGCTGCGATGATTGGATACCGGCTGTCAACCTGTGTGGTGCGCGACACGCGGCCTGCAACTGGGCTGGTTGTTGGAATGCCGTAAGCGCCAGCGATCACCTGCGGGGACCTATGGGTCCAAAAGCAGTAATCCCCTCCCAAGCGAGTGAAGCAACGTTCAGCTTCATTAGTGGCCTCGTTCAAGCAACTATCGGCATTTGGATTGTTGAACCGACTTTGCACCGTGTCGCCAAGCAAAATCACATGGGAAATGCTAGGCTTAAGAATGCAGAAGAGATCAACATAGCCCGGAGGAAATAAAGAGAGTTCATCGATGATTAGGACTCTGGCTGTGCGGGTTAAAGCTTGTTCGAAGGTGTTGAGTGCGTACCCACCTCGGCCTAACTTCAAATCATCAGCCCAATCTTGCCGAATCAACTGCCTTGGTGCTGACATTAGCCAAATACCCTTGCAAGACTGCCAAGCCTGGTTCTCGCGAAGAAACTCCTTTAGGGGGGCGGACTTGCCACAACCAGCACAACCAGTGATCCCTCGCATACGTACTGTGCGTGGTGATGAGTGCTCGTGAATGGCATCCATGGTCTGGGTGAAGTTGGGCTCATAACGCTTGCCCTCTAGTCGCTTGATGGTACCGAAGGTGTCGTTCTTGAACTCACGCACCAACTGCTTGCAAGTGCTTTTGTCCAATGAAACATCCTGCCAATTTCCTAAGATTGGCTCATCATGCTCACTCAGGAAGCTATCCATCTCATCAAGGAACCTGTCCAGCAAAGCGTTTGGGGCCGGTCGATCCTCTGTCAAGCCCTTTAGTGCAACCGGGGCCGCGCCCGTAAACTCCCAATGTGGTACACCGTCGTTCTTGGTGAGCGTGAAAATGTACTGCTCGCCAGTTTTGAGTCCAGCGTACTTCGGGACACCACTCAGCTTAGTGCGAAGCTGAGCTCCAAAGCCAAGAAGAAGGCCAGCCGCATGTAGCGATCGCTCGTCCAGACCAGGTGAGGGCAGTAAATCGACAGTTGCCTCCTGGGGAAGAATGGCGCAGATTGTTGACCAGACCAGTGAAGTTTGCAAGCCCGTTGCCGTCGCGATGGCATTCACTAAGCACGTGTTGGGAGTGGCACCAACCTGAGTGTTGCCTCGGTTGATGATGTAATTTGAGTGCTTGGCGCTGTGAACCATGTGCTCCTTAATCAAAGTGCACTCGTGGATGTAGCATCTTTGACT